GTCACTTCATCGTTCCAAAAGATAACATTCCAATTGGAAGGATACTTTACCGCAGTATTTGTTTCTTCCTGATTGATTGTCGCTGTTGTTTCCATATATAACCTTTCTTTACTACGTTTCACTCTTTAGAATCTGTAGTATATGAAGCGTTACTGGATTAAATCGAAAAAGTTTTTTCCGTATTTCGATTCAACGTATTTCAAATATGGCTTGATATCTCGAGCCCCTATCACTTTTATAGGATGTGGGAAACTTTCAATTTTACGCTTCGAACGGGAATCCATAACCCCTTTAATCTCAACATAAGTTCCTTCCACAAGAAAATCTGGGCGATAATATTTTACTCCATTCCGAAACGGATAAGGGAAATTCTTTGAGTTTCTAACGATTTCAAAACCATGATCAAGATTCCAAATCAAAAACGCTAATTCCCAACTGGAATCAACCCAATATCCTTTATACCATCCACGGTGAGGTTTTCCTCCATTTCGGAACCAGGGGGATCTACGCTGCATGTTAATTTTTTCTTGATGTGATTCTTGTGCGTATTACTTTTACAATTTTATCCGGGATATTGACTTCTTGCTTTGGAACGTCTTCGAATTGATAGTATACTTCCTGAAGATCGTAAAGATGTTCTTCCTCATCGGCAAGAATTTGACGGAACAATCTTAAAGTTGTTTCGTCTTTACCTCGAACTTGAGAAATTGCCTTTTTGTAAAATTCTATTGCGGCTTCTTCCGCTCGAATAGTTATTCCGAGTTGAGAAACAACATCCCTTGTAGTCACAACTTCCCAAGGATTCGCAAATTTTGTCCAATCTCCTGGATTTGAAATCGGAACACCGCCGAGCTCTTTTATTCTCAACATTATCATTTCAGCGTGTTCAAACTCGTCTTTAGCGTGTTGATCGTATTCCGGATCGGCATCAAATTTACCCTCTCCACGGGAAAGATTTTTGCACACCCAATATTGATAACTCGCAAGAAACTCATCGGCAAGAGCTTTGTAAAGCAAATTTAATGATACTTCGTTATTCATAATGATTCTCCTTGTCAATAAAAAAGCGTGGATTATAAAATTCCACGCTTTGATCTCAATTTAATATCGCTGCTTCTCCAAATTTTTCGCAAAAAGCATATAGAAGTTGCAACGTACACAAACAGTCTGTTAAACCTCGGTGATTAGATTCATCATAAGGTATTCCGTATTTACCACACAACCATTCCAAACTGTTTTTCTCGTGTTCAAGTTTTTTCGAAATAAGATAAGTATCAATATGACGATGGTGAGAAAGATTCACTCCAACTTCTTTCATTTTCGCTTCCATGAAGGGGATATCGAATTTTGTTCCGTTATGAGTAATCAATATCGCCCCAGAAAGATAATCGGCAACTTTCTTTGCGCATTTCTTAAATGTTGGTTTTCCTTCCCTGTCTGCGTCTTTTATCCCATGAACTTTACGAACAAGATACATAGAACTTCTACCGCCACCAAACAAACGAGAATATTCTTTCGTGATTTCCCCGCCATTCACTTCAACAACACCAAGTTCAATAATATTATTAAAAACCTGATGAAGACCTGTCGTCTCAAGGTCAAGAACAATTAGTCTCGAGCTCTTAAGACCTTCTGGGCACTTGTAAATCATTCTTCACCTCTGCGAAGCAGTGTGTCAAAATTCTTTGTCGAAACATTGAAACGAACTTTTTGAAAAAATGCTTCCAATTTTCTCCAATCAGGATCGATTTCTGGAATTTCAACCGGCAACTCTGTTCTCATTTTCTTCAGTTTGTATGCCAATTCTAATACGTCGGAATAGGCAAGAGCCTTTGCTTCTTTTAATTTTGACGGTTTGTATTCACCTGTCTTTACACGTTCTCTAAACGCTTCGAATCCATGTTTATTGATGTAATCAGAATAAATCTCTTTCGATTTAGCGAGAAGATTTTCTACCGATTTGTACTGTTTGATCAACTTGCAACCAAAAGTCGTACCGATACCCGGTACGCCGTAAATTGTATCAGAACTGGGACCGGATTCACCGGCAAGAGCACCGACATCAACCCATTGATCGGCATTTTCCAAACCATATTTTGAGATCAAATAATCTTTGTCATAAAACTCATCTCTTGTTGAATTGTAAATACGAACGCCATCCCAAAGTAATTGATAATAATCTTTGTCCGTTGTAACCAGAACAATGTCATCAAATTTGCCGAGATTCGATTTACAGAAACTCCCAACAAGATCGTCGGCTTCTTCCCCTTTTATTCGATACTGACGTATACGAGTATACTTTAACAGTTCTTCAGCCATTTCAAGTTGTTGAATAAAATTGCATTTTTCTTCTTCGTCTCTCTTTTCAGGAGTTTCTCTTGCTTCACGTCGTTCTTGTTTGTATGCCTTCGGTATTATTCCTGCTTTTACGGCTTCTGTTGAAAGTCTTGTCCTTTCTTCGTGTCCTCCATCCCAACAAACAATGGTGGTACATTCCCAGTTATCTTTTTCAAACATGCGAACCAACGCCGCAATGTTCAAGTGAAATGCATACAAACATTTAATACTTTTTCCATTCAAAGTTAAATCATGAGTTCCCCAATTTCCTTTGAAGAAAAAGTTTGTTCCATCCACTAACAACAATCTACTTTTCATACTTTTTTACTTTCTTTAGTTACGGCATTGGAAATTGATCGATAATCCACTGCGGCATTGTTTTTCCCGGATCGTATTCTGCTTGGTTAGTCCATACCAACAATCTTTTGCGGTATACCGCTTCTTCCGGGGAAAGATAGCGAATTCTACCTTTATTTATATCTTCTATGAGGCTCTTCTTACAAAACGATGAAACTTTGTTTACCATATGGTTGTAAGGAATTGTATCGCCATCAGAAGTACAACAGAAATTATTATTTGATGCAACAACAACTGAAATAAGATCATCTTCTCCACAATTGCAAATCAGATGATCAAACTTTTCAATCTGCTCTTTGCATTCAGGGCAGTAAACTTCATTTTCTTCGTTTGGTTCCCAGTCTTTTATATGAAAACCACAATGTTCGCAAACAATCGGAGGGCGAACCACCATATACAAAGTGTCCCCGTAAGATTGATTTGTCATCCAAAGCATATCGCCATATTCAAACATGTTTCCTCCTATCAACTTTCAAGAATTCTGATTTCTTTCTTGTCAAGATTATCGATATAAATACCTTCGCTTTCGGCTAATTGAACCGGAAGAGCCATTACGTTTCCTGCCTTTAAGGATTTTGTGTAACGGTCATAATTGATTCTTTGCATTACGGTATCGATAGTATCAATGCCATCAGAAAACACGAGTTTAACAAACTCTCTACCTGTTTTTGAAGTAAACGGAGATGCTTCAATCAAGCGGCAAAGAAGATAGAACCGTTTATTCGTTTTTCTCGCCAAAGCATCGCCAATAGTTTTTACTTCCGGATAATCTTTCAAGTACGAAGCGTATTTTATTAACAAATTCTCTTGAATAGAAAACCCGTTCAAATCTTCAAATGTTTTATCAAGTTCAAATTGAGAAAAAGCAGTCTTGATATCGAAACAATCAGACTGATCGATATCGTCAAAGAACAATTCCATTTGATTAGATTTCTTTGATTTCGACTTCTTGGTATAAAATTCATGATACCAGTTGTAAAGGAATTCTCTTTCTCCGAAACAATCCAAAGCACCGCCAAAAACAAGTGTTTCAAATTTCGCTTTCCCGAGACCTGTTTTATCCATGAAATCCGTAACAGAAGAATACGGTCTATTTTTCTCTACCGCAAGAACATCGTTGACTCCAAATCCTTTCAAATTGCTCAACGGAGCCATTAAACCGCCTTCGTGAATTTTCCATTGACTACCAGCGTTTCGAACATCTGGCGGATAAATTCGGAACCCTTTTGACTGACAATATCTGACACGCTGGTTGAGTCTTGATGAAGAACGATCTGTTACGGAAAGATTTGCACACATGAATTGCAAAGGGTAATACGCCTTGAACCAAAGACCTATAGCGGAATACACAGAATATGCCGTCGCATGTGCCTTCGGAAATCCATAACCTTGAAACGCAAGGAGCTGATTGAAAAGTTCTTCAGGATAATCTTTTTCAACTTCCCCTGTTTCGATCTTTTCTTTGCACCCCTCAAGAAATTTTTCTTTCCAATAAGGAATGAGATCCTTTGTCATCTTCCCTTTATAAAGCAATTTCATGAACTTGTATGCATCTTTTTTATTCATATCCGCCAAATACATTCCGGCTTGCATGATATGTTCCTGATAAATAGGCAAGCCAAAAGTCGGTCCAAGATAAGGTTTCAAACAATCTGGAATGTAAATATTCTTGCTGTTTTGTCGCCGTTTGCCAAATTCTGTATCGAATTTGTTTGACAATGCCGCTGGTCTCATTAAAGTACTTAATGATCCAAGGTCTTCAAAAGTGTGTATCCCCTTCATGTGGTCAACAACCCTGGGACACAAATCTGTGTCAAACTGAAAAACGCAAACACTGTCGTGCTCGTTCATTTGCGAAAGAGCCTTGTAATCTCCAAGGGGAATATCATCTATTTTGATTTCTTTTCCGGTTGTTTCTTTAATAAGTTGAATTGTGTGCTCAAAAATATTCAACTGATCAATGGCGAGAATATCGAATTTAATAAACCCCATCTGTCCGAGTTCACGGGCAGCAATCCCTTCTTGCCAACAAGTAACAAGTTTACCTTCATTATCCCGGCGAACCGGGACTTGTTCTGTTAAATCAAAATCAGTGATAAGCACTCCGCCAGCATGTTTTCCCCAGTTCGTAATTGAACCTCTCAATTTCTCAAATGTTTTACCCATTTGAGGATATTTTTGAAGCAAAGCATCCAGACCGGGAAACATCTCTTTAAGTTTCTCTAACGGCATCGGATTTTCATCATCGTCCATATAGGAACGCATTTCTCCGGCTGTAACATCGTTTATTTCTTCCATCGGAACTTCATAAAGTCTTGCAAGATCTTTCAAAACTGATTTTGTTTTCATCAAACCACAAGTACCAATAGAGGCAGTACATTTTTCACCGTAAACATGAGCAAAATGATCTTTTACGAGCTCTTTTTTTACCGTTGCAAAATCTGAATCAACGTCCTTAGTCTGGGTAATCTGAATTATGACAAATAACGCCAATCGGGTCAATGTCAATCAGATTACCCAATCCTCCGATTTCTTTTAACATTTCTTATTTCCTTTGCTATTCTTTTAATTGTTCCTGTTTTATCTTTCAAAAAATCGCCTTCCCAAACAATGATAACTTTTACGTTTAAAGAAAATTCTATATTGACATTTCTTTGAGCATCCTTTTCCCAGATATCAGAAACTTTTTCTTGTTTGCCTGGGAAATAAATAATATCATTCGGCTTATATGTTTTAGGATTTGCATGCCAATAGTCCCCATTAAATTCTACTGCTACTCCATATTCTTCTATGAAGCCATCTATGAAATAAACACCTTTAGGGGATAAAACCATCATTTCTTTTTCCCCGAAAAGTATCATTGTGTTCAATTCTTTTTGCAACATTGTAAAGAATTCTATCTGCTCGGAAGAAATCCCGAAAGAATTTGCTTTTCTTATCTTCTTTCCAATTTCTGTTTCCCAGACATTTGCGCTCCCGTACTTTTTCTTAAAATTTTCGGATGCTTTTTCTTGAAAGATTTTTGTTTTGAATGGATTGTCAACTCCGTATCTTTCAATGCAAGTTTTAGCAACTTTTATTTTTACTTCTGAACTTTTTAAGGGAGTGTCAACGCCATACTTTTCAAGGCAAGTTTTTTCTGTTCGCCTTCTTATTTCCGGATTTTGAATAGGTCTCTTGCAGCCATATTTTTCTTGCATTGTTTGCTCAAACCTTTGCCACATTGTTTTTTGTGTGGCAACTTCTTTCATTTTACAAGATTGGCATAAACAACAGATTCTTTCATCAAATAATTTGGCTTCTTGTTGAATAGAGTATGTTTTACCACATCTTTGGCAAATTATTTTTATTCCTTCGTCCCAACATGGTTTTTTGTTTTTATCAACAACATGATATCCAAAGGTTCCATATACTGTCTCAATTAAATAAAAATCAACAGGTTCCCCATTAGGAAGAGAACACCTTCTTTTCAGAGCTTCAAAAGAAATTTTCGTTTTTCGCCAATAACGTTCAAGCCAAAGTTTCCCTCTTTCTTGATCTCCAATTATTCTGTTTTTTAGATATTCTTTATTTTCTTCTTCTGAAGCAGTTTCTTGTCTAATATAATCTAAACTCATCCAATCCATATATCAAACTCCATTGTAAATCGTTATCTACGTCTGATATTGATTGTGATTATAAAACCCGTCTACCGCAAACTCTATAATAATGTTTGTTTTCTATTTCAAGATCGTAACCGTTCGCTGTTTTTGAGTATTGAATAGAAATGATGTCCGCAAAAATTTTCTTTTGTGAATCTAAAACTAACCTATCTTTACCGCATACGATTTGTTCTATTGGCAAATTTGAAATTTGTCCTTCACGATAAACAGGAAACACGTGATTCAAGGTTACTTCAAAGTAATATTGCTCGTTCCCTCTTGTTTTGTATATGACTTTATAGAAATCTTTCTTTCCATTTTCGAATGTTTCCAGAACTTTTTGATGTTCTCCAGAATAACTTATAACATAGTCCCCTTTGCGGACATTTAAGATAAAATCGTATCTATCTTTAAGTTTAATTATTGTATCCTTTGGGAAACATCCGCTTATTTTTCCTCCATCTTCTACAACTTCTCTCAAACGAGAAGCATCCAAAAATCGTTCAAACAATAAATTGTTTTGTATTGGATCAAGACTCGTGCAGCCAATGCAATTCAACACAAGAGAACCCCCAGCAGAGCCACGACCGATTGCGGAAACAGACTTCAAATCTTTTCGATACCAATTAAAAACTTCCTCAAGGACAAGGAAATAATCCGCAAAACCTGCACCAACAATGTTTTCTATTTCATAATTAAACCGTTCAATATATTCTGGACCTTTTTTATCGTATCCCCTTTCGATAAACCCAGCCCATGCTTTTTCTTTGAGTTTTTCCGGACCATTTTCAAATTTCGGCAATTTGACGCTGTAATCAATATCTAACAAGGAAAACTCCGTAAGCAATTCATCAAGATTATACATGAGTTTTTTGTAGACTTCTTCTGTAAAAATTTCAGACTTGAATTTCTTTTCAAATAAATAATCCACGTCTTCTCTGGAACGGTAAAACATTCCCTTGCAAGTATCGACTTCGTAAAACATTCCACCCCGGAGTTTTGAAAGTTTTTTGAGAGTAAAAAACGCTTCTTCATCACTCGGCATATGGTAATGGGAACAACAAACAGGAACAACAAGAATATTGTTCTTTTGAGCAAATTGAATTATGCTCTCATTGATTTCTTTGTATTCCGGATCATCGACCAAAGAAACTGTCAAATATACTTTGTCAAACAAAGATTGATAATGCCGAAATTTAACAAGAGCGTCCTCTTCCATGCCGTTAAAAACAAGTGAAGCAACTTCACTGAATGGCGTCGGAAGTACTGCGATAATTCCCTTGCAATGTTTTTCCAGGAAAGGATCTGAAGTCCGGGGACGTTTATCGACCCCGTACAACTGAGAATCATTGTGGATTTGGATTATATTGTAATACCCCTCAAGTGTTCGAGCAAATAGGTCTATTGGATAATCAAGCGTAACGAGATCTCTTTCAGTTTCGTTCAAATCATATACTGATTTTGTTTCATTGGAAACAAGATTCGTGACATTTATTTTATCGAACCCATCAGCGTGATAACGAAAATTATTCACAAATGCTTCCATTCCAAGAATAGGAACAATATCATTATCTTTGCAAGTGAACAACTGTTGAACCCAGTTTGATATTTCGCAATAATTCGATACTGCATAATATTTTTGGTTTCGTTCTTTAAGAATCGGAAGAATCGTTTTTGTGTTGCCGAGTGCTTGTTTTAAGGAAAATTCATCCCGGTGCAAAAGGTCTACGAAAGGAGTGTTCATTGTTTTAATACCTTTTTACTTTTTATGTATTCTAATACTTCTTT